ATGATAACAGGCTGCCTACAAGAAAAAAACAATACTTTTTATGCTGTCCTTTATATCAAAGTAGACGGAAAAAGAAAAACCAAATGGATTCCCACCGGACTGCCGGTAGCGGGAACCAGCGACAGAAAAGCTAAAAAAGCCTTTGACCAAATTCGGTTGGAATACGAACAGGAGCAGGAAGAAAAGGAGCGTCGGGAGGCCGAGGAACGGGCCAGAGAGCTGATCGAGGGCAAACGTAATCCCCATGCGGAGGTGCTGTTTACCGACTACCTTCAAAAATGGCTGATACAAGCAAAGCCCACGATAGCCAAAACAACATTCAAAGGCTATCAAACCATGCTGGATGGGCGAATCAGCCGGTACTTTACTGAACTGGACATCACCTTGGCGGAGGTTACTCCACAGCATATTCAGGACTTTCATCAATCAATTTTTGATGAGGGTCACACACCGAATACGGTCATCCATTATCACGCAGTCCTCCGCAGAGCATTGCAGAATGCGGTGAAAAAGGAGATCATCGGCAGTAACCCCGCTGACAGGGTAGACAGGCCAAAGAAGAATGTATACCATGCTCAGTTTTATTCCGCAGAGGAAATGATGGCGCTGTTTGATGCGATATCAGATGATCCCTTGGAGATTTGTGTGAAGCTGGCAGCTTACTATGGCTTACGCCGAAGTGAAGTCCTGGGATTAAAGTGGGATGCGATCAACCTCGAACAAAAAACCATCTCCATCAAGCACAAGGTGATTGAGGACACGGTAGATGGCAAATCCATAGCGGTCGGGGAAGATGTACTGAAAACCAAGTCCAGCTTCCGCACCCTTCCGTTACTGCCATCGGTGGAAAAGCTACTGCTTGCAGAAAAGGAAAAGCAAGAAATGTATCGAAAGCTGTTCAAGCGCTCTTACTGCCGGGATTACCTCGACTACATCTGCCTCGACCAAACAGGGAAGCTCATGCGCCCTAATTATGTGACGGATCACTTTAGCTGGGTGCTTGAAAAAGCCGACCTCAAAAAAATCCGGTTTCACGATTTAAGACATTCCTGCGCCAGCCTACTGCTTGCAAATGGGATATCAATGAAGCAAATCCAGATATGGCTGGGGCACAGCACATTTTCGACCACAGCGGACATTTACTCTCATCTGGACTTCCACGCACAGATCGAATCTGGCTTGGTTATGGATGGGATGTTTGAAAGAAACTAAGTGGCAGAACCTACTGGACTTGCAGCGGTCAACTGATTTTCTACGGACTGCTTTATGGGAATACGGAAAAGCCTTATAGAGTGAGGACTCAGGCATATCCGTTTTCTACACAAACAAAAAAACGCCCTCAAAAGAGAGCGTAGAAAAGGTAAAAAAATGGAGGGCCTGTTGCGGACATTGACCGCAAACAGGCCCCTGGCGGAGGCGGTGAGATTCGAACTCACGTGCCCGTGAGGACAACCTGATTTCGAGTCAGGCTCGTTATGACCACTTCGATACGCCTCCATATTTATTTTAATACACCAAGCCCCGCGTAGAAGTCAAGGCAAAGTGTAGAAAAACCGTAGAAATCGCTAAAACACTAAATTTTCAAAATCCCGCAAACCCACGGAAACTCAAGGGTTTCCGGCATTATCAAGGCAACTGACCGAGTGGATTTCGAGTCAGGCTCGTTATGACCACTTCGATACGCCTCCATATCTTACTCGGCTTTAGCGGCGAGAATGCATCCCTAAAAATTCCAAAAGCACCCGCCTTAGTCTCCGTTTTGTTCGAGTGCTTATTATGACACACTTTTTGAAAAGTTGCAAGCCCCCGCCCCAGACAAAAAGCTTTTTTCCTCCAGCGGTAAAAAAACTTAAAAACACCGTCTTCCTTCTTGACAGTAGGTGTATTTCATGCTATCATACCTAAGCTGACGTTTCCATGGAGGGCTCGCGCAGGTGTAGCACAATGGTCAGGGCACCAGCCTTCCAAGCTGGGGATGCGAGTTCGATTCTCGTCACCTGCTCCAAAACACGCGCCAGTAGCTCAGGTGGATAGAGCAACTGCCTTCTAAGCAGTAGGCCAGGGGTTCGAATCCCTTCTGGCGTACCAGTCCCCTATGGTTTCATCATCAGTAAGACCGCGCGGATTTATCAATATGTGGTGGGTGTAGTTCAATTGGTAGAGCACCGGATTGTGGTTCCGGCTGTCGCGGGTTCGAGTCCCGTCACCCACCCCAGAATGAGCGAAGGGGATCGGGCTTGCCCCGATTCTCTTCGTTTTCGCTTCCATCTTGGGGCGTAGCCAAGTGGTAAGGCAAGGGACTTTGACTCCCTCATCCGCTGGTTCGAGTCCAGCCGTCCCAGCCATTTTTTTCGCATGATCCGGTAGCTCAGTCGGCAGAGCAACTGCCTTTTAAGCAGTGGGTCCGGGGTTCGAATCCCCGCCGGGTCACCATTTTAGAAGTCTTGATTATTCAAGGCTTCTTTTATTTTTGCTTAGGGCCGCAATGGATTGATGATTCTCCGATGATTGACATTCATTCATAAAAGAATGGCTTGTGTCCAAAAATAACTGAAAAAATGGACACGAATTTGGACACAAAAAATTCCCCCACCGGCTTTTCAGTCGATGGGGGATTGCTTTATTTATCACCATTCTGCGCCATATCAAATTCAATCAGCTTATTGATATACTCATTGACGCTTATGCGCGGTGAAAATCCCCGTAAATACTCCTGGATCTCCGCCTTGCGACCCTTCGGAACTGTCACTGATATGCGGTCGTATTTGTCTTTGGTGTACTCGTAGATATATTTGGAGGCCTGCGCCTTATCCTTAAATGCCATGATATCACCTCGGAATTATATTATCATAGGCGAACATTAAGCGCAATATGCTAAATTGCACATATTAAGCGCTTAATGTTTGGATAGTCTGTATATTGACGCATTAACTGCTTAATGCTATACTAAGACCATAAAGAACGAAGCCGAAAGGCAAGGAGGATTTGAAGATGCAGATTTTAAGAGGAACGAAAAGAGAAATAACCATGATGGAGTGGAACGAAGTTTTAGCGAAAGCAGAGAAAAAACTTACTGACAGCAAAAAGTGCTATGAGCTATACGGAGACGATGATAGCAAGCAATGGATTGCAGAAGATGAAGAAAAGGTAAGCAAAATAAAGAGGCAAATCGAAGAAGTTGTAATCTTCATGGACGCACACAATATAAAGTAATTTCAGATAGTCCCTCCGGTCGGGCAATAGGCCGGAACGCAAAAATTCCCCGTGACCTACCAAAACGGTAAGCCACGGGGATTGCTTTACATATTATACCACGGTCTGTATGCCCCGGTAATGTTGGCATATGCCCGGTTGCGCTCCATGACACAGCCACCGTTGGCTTGAGACACAAGGGACGTGTTGCCCTCGTAGGTGGTCACATACTTTCCGTTGACGGCCTTGACGATGCCGACGTGCTCTGTCACGCTTGCATTCTTCCCCCAGTGCATAAACAGGATGTCTCCGGGTTTATAGCCAGCGGTAACCCATTGCTTATGCGCCTTGGCATAGTTAGCCAGCACCGTACAACTGGCCGTTTTGACAGGCAGCGGAAGCCCTGCACGGGAGAAAATCCATTGCACAAACGTCATGCACCAAGCGTAGTTATTCCCTGTGGAGCCATAATACCAGTCGTTGTACTTGATCTTATTGCTCCCGGCCGGCCACTCGATCACGCCAAGCTGACTTTCAGCCCATTGCAGAACAAGGGCGCGTTTTTCGTCGTTGGTCATTTACTCCACCTTGCCGATCTGTTTTGTAATCTGATTAATGCCGGTTGCCGCAAGGCCGCTCACAATGCCCACGGAAACAGCCGTGAGCGGGTCTGTGGCCGGGAAGTCGGGAAGGCCGGTATACAATGCCACAACGCCCAGAGCGGCCCCTACAAAGCCGCAGGCGATGGGGATGTACTTGTCGTTGTTGAACGGCGTAGCCTTGACCATCAGGCCAACCAGATAGCAAATCACTGTGATAGCGGCGACCGTTGCAATGCCAAAAGAACTAATGTCCATAAATGCTCCTTTCAAAATGAGAGGGCGAGGATTTCTCCCCACCCGTTTTACTTCCGCTTGATGGGTTCGCCGGGATACGTCACACCGTTAACGACATAGCCGGGGCTGTCCGAAATCTTCTCGGCGCGTTTGGCATAGCCGTCCTCGTCGTAGGTGTACCGGAATCCGTTTTCCTCGATGGTCTGGTTTGCTCTGTCGGGTCTGCGTCTCATGTCGGGTTTTCTCATGATGTATGCTTCCTTTCAAATATGTTTTATTGCTTGTCCGCTTTTTCCAAATCCTCTACGCGGTGATTAACTACTTTCATTTGTTCCTCAATAACCGGGATACGCTGTGCGAAATTGTTGTGCAGCCGCACTTCGCGGGTCAGTTCCTCTAGCTTGGTGTCGGTAACGGCCTGTGCCGTGCTGATCTGCGTTTGCGTCCTGTTTGCTGCGGCATTGTTGGATATGATTACGCCAATCAGCGCAAGCCCGCCGGTGATAAGTGCTACGATAATACTCTCCATTTACACCTCCTCTTCGCCGGTGATTTCTTTGCACTGCTCGGAGGTGATAACGCCTTTGGTTACGGCGTTCGCGACCATGGCGGCAGACCAAAGTCCCTGCCCGTACCACTTCTTGATTTTTTCAAACATTGATTACCCCTCCAAAAGCGTGTCGGTCATCATGGCCGTGTAGATTGACTGTGCCTCCACGCTATCCAGTTGCGACGGCCCCGGAGCGGGGATAGCCGCCCTGTCTGCTTGGATATCGGCGTCCGTCCGCAGGCTGCACACGCCGTCCGCGTACTTATACCGGGGGATGCCGTCCGTGGTGTATAGCCCGCCGGGAAAATAATGGGACTGGCAGAGGTTGTAACGGTCGTCCTCTCCCTCGTCGATTTCCGTCCATCCTGTCAGGTCTTCCGGTGTGGTATATCCGCCCTCACAGCGGGTGATTAAACTGACGGCGTTGGTCTGGATATAGACTTTTGATTTCATTGTTTTATAGCCACCTTTACAGGTCATTTATGATTTCAATTGTTGCCCCGCCAGAATCAGCTGGATAGGCATAACAAGCGCCTTGTGTCGACGCAATTGCTGATGCTCCGACGCTTGCAATTGCGCCGCTACACGCGCAATTGGTTAATGATGTTATGTTTGCGGTAGGGCTTGCGCCAACAAATGCAAGTGAACCGTGTAGTTTTGCGGATGGGGTGTCGGATCGCATTTTTGATCCTATCCCAATCATCAGAGTTACCCATGATGCGCCAACGTACCCAAGCCCAACCGTTTCATACTGCAAAAAATGCTTTCTGAAATAATACATCAGGCATTTTTGCAATTCGTAATTGGCTTGTGGCACTTTTGCCCAATCCGTAATTTCCAGAAGTCCCAAATGCGCCCGCTTAATTGTCCCGCCAGAGGATGTAATATCGCAGTATTTTGTGCTGTCATCGTAAGTAATGGTCGCCGTGCCGGAATGCATTTCAATAGACGGAACCACAGAAAAACCGATTGCAAATTCCCGAATCTGCCGAATTGTCCCGTTGAGCGTCAAACCGTTTGAACCCCATGAAACTGTTCCGGAAAGCAGTTTCCACCGGTCGACAGCATAGGCAACACTCCCGTGCAGCCCGCCAATCCCGGCTTGAGCAACCGGGTTTGTGAAATCGGTATTGTCAAGAAATTCAATCTCCATTTTGCTTTCAAGCGCCGCGTCAATCTCTCCGCCGGAAAGCGCTCGCGCCACCCCGGAATCAATCTGCGGGCCTGTATGTATGCTTTTATATCTTTGCATACGTCCTCCTTAAAAATAAATTACGACGCAGCCGTCAGCTCCGTCTCCGCCATTTGAGCCGAACCCTTTATCGCCGGGGGTGCCTTGGGATGCATACGCATAATGGTAATTAGCGCCTTCAATTTTTCCGCAGAACGCCCCGCCGGGGCATCCCCCTCCGCCGCCGCCATGTCCGGCACTTCCGCCACATCCATAGTGCAGCCCGTCGGCTCCAGGGAGCGCGGTTGCGCCATTGCCGCCGGGACCGCCGATTGCTCTTACCCAAGTGAGGTAGGCGTGGGACCCATCGTCATTCTCGTATGCCCCAACTCCACCATTCGCCCCGCGTGCACCATATGCCGCTCCACCGGCGGACCCGCCGCAGGCCGCGACAACATAGTCACCCCTGTAAGTGTTGAGTTCCGTGCCTCCGTCTCCTCCGAGAGTTCCATCCGCACAGTCCCCTCCGAGATTCCCTTGAAAGGCGCGTATCACCGTCGGGTCCCCCGCATATGCGGGTGCTGTGCTTACGCCAACTCCGCCATCCGCGCCGGAATACCCTTCCGGACCATCGACCGCGAAGGCTGTGTTGCTGTAATAATCGTAAAATCCGACTGCGTTACGGATGCCGCTCGCACTGGATGCATTCCCGAATGTGGTGTCTGTGCCGTCTCCTCCGGTGGATTCCGCGTCGCCCCCTACTCCGCCAACTCCACAGGAGAAATTAATTACCTGCCCCGGCACAACAGAAATTTCGTCCGCATAAATCTTTCCGCCGCGCCCTTTTTCTCCGGGTTCGCCGCCTTTCCCTGGAGAGCTTCCGCCGGTAATCCACGCGTCCAATGGGTCGTACTGCGTCATGCTACCGGCGGAGCCTGAGGTTCCTGCGAATCCTCCGCTTCCTCCGTCCCCGCCGCCAATTAACGTGCGTCTAATTTTAAATACACCTGCCGGGACGGTCCACTGCCCCGCTCCTGTGAGCGTAATGGAATTTTTGTAATTATTCCCGTTGTGCTCTGGGACGTACCCGGTAACAATTGTAGTGTCGGCCTTGAGCGTAGAGCTGATTGTGATGCTCATTGATTGCAAAATCCCCTCTGTATCGTCCCCGAACGCATCCTCCAGATACACCGAATCCCCGGGGCGCTCTCCGCCCTCCACAATTGGCACTGACAGCGTTTTTGCCCCGGAATAATACGCCAACACCCGATCTGCCACAGAGCCGCTGTTGAACGCGGAAACCAGCGTAGCGTCCTTCACGGTAACGACGTTCTCTGTCACCGCTTCCAGCCGCCGGGAAACAATCTTGGTCTGGTGGGTGTACTCCTTGCCGGTCAAGGCCCCTGCGCCGGTTACAATCGCGTAGTTAACGCCGCTCTCGTGGACAGTCAGTCCAGAGGACGGCGTAAGGTCGTGACAAGGCTTATCAAAAGTAACAGTCTTGTGGTCCACCGCCCCGCTGCCGTCCGTATTGTCAAAAAGCGTTGCCTCGGTATCTGCTGATGTGGTGTAATAGGCGTGCTCCGTCACATCAACGCCGGTCGCCGGAGTATTGTAGGCCAAACTGCCGCCGGTATACATCCGGTCCCCGATGATCTCCCTTGGAGCGTCCGCAGATAAAAAGGCAAAGTTAATGCCACCGTCGGCGGTCTTGCGGACTGCTGCGCCAGTGGCAAAAAGCAACTGTCTTAAATTGTCACGCTTGGTCCCGGACGGGAGCCAGCCGAAAATCAACGTAGCCGCAACGTCCGGGGCCACCGTGTAGCTAAACACGCTGCCGATAATATCCGCCAAAACCGCGTCCATACGCTGCCCGGTGTATAGCCCGCCCATATGCGGCAGTTTGTCTAAAAGCCCGACAGCGGACACCGCAGACAGGTTAAAGATGGTTTTCCCGGCCCGGACAATCTCTGACTTGTAAAGCCTTGCCTTTAATACGCCGTCTCGCCAATACTCCACCGGCGTACCGTAGGGGATGGATGTTATGTCCGGCGCGTCCGGCTGGCAGCAGAATATGTCCCCGTCCTCCGTCTCCAAGCCGTCGTAATCGGATGGCTCAAATTCGACAGGAACTTTACACAAGCTGAAAATATCCGCCTCTAAGGTATCGATAGATAGTTCATCTTGCGCAATGGCGTTTGCGAAAAAGAGGTTCCCGCCGTCTAAGCGGTTGTCTTCCAATTGGGGGTTCCGCTCCCACTCAAAGCCGCCACAGATAATTTTGTCCATGCGTCACCTCAATACCTGCGGATACATCGGTACAAACTCCACGGTCAGCCCGTCCCACTTCGCCGCGCCCGCGTTTATGCCCTGGTATGTATCACTCCCTCCGGAAATCATTGCCCGGAATGTCAGGTTGCTTTGCCCGTATGGCATGGTAATTTCATGCACACGATTCGAGTTGCTGATCGCCTCATAGAAAGCATCATACCCCGCCGGGTTGAGTGGGTTCGGCTCAATGCTGACGGAGTATCCGTACTTTGTCCCGATGGTATCAAGAATTTCAGTTCCGTACTTGGAGGAGCCGTAGTTCGGCCCCTCTGTGAAATCAAACGCCCTTTTCAACGTGCCGTAGACCGCCCGCACGTCGTATGTGATTCCGTCCAGTGTAATTCCATTCATGTGATCACCTCACAAGACTAGGTCCGACGCGGTTACCCTCGGCTTTAATCACCGGCTGCAAAACGCGCCCAAGCTGTGCCAACGAACCGGTAAATTCGATTGTCACATTCTGTGCTCCACCGCCAGACCGATTATTTACAGCGTCAGCGGCGGGACCGGAAAGCGGGCGCACGGTGGCGCGTCCATTGTTTACGCTTAAAAGCTCTGCGCCTGCCTCGCCTACGACGGCAGAGCCAGATGTCAAAGAGCCACCGTTTGCAAAGGCTGGTACAGTCGTGCTAGAAGACATTTGCTTTGCTCTTTTCTCAGCCATCGAGATGGACGCCAAAACAGCTGTAACTCCCGCAACAATACCAATCGCCGCAACTCCCATGGTGGCCGCGCTCTGGAACGCACCCAAGGCAACCGCGGCAGTTAAGGCGGCGGCGGTAACAAGGCCTAAAACAGAAATTACTTTTTCCATGCCGGACATATCATCCCACGCTCCGGCCAGTTTAGCAGCCAAAAAAGCAAGCGCAGCAACGGACGCAACTATGAGGGCAAGTTTAAGATTTGCCGGTGTCAAAACCCCCATCAACTTTGGAGCAATATTTATAACCCCACCGACAGCATCCGTAACGTTTGAAATCATCTTTGCGAGCGGGGAAACAGCCGCAACAATGATTGCGATTTTGAACGCCATCGCAAGTGTGTTTCCATCTAGGCTTGCTATCCATTGAATAGCCTTAGATAGCCACTCCCCCAGTTCTTCCAGTGCAGGCAGAAGATTTTCAGCAGCCGCAGCCCCGGCCTCCATAAACGCCGCGCTTGCCTTGGCTTTCAGTTCGTCGATTCCGTCATTAAAAGCGTTCGCGCCGTCCAACGCGTCTTGAGACAGGATGAGCCCGGAGTTTTTTGCTTCTTCCCCCATCTGCCGCAGTGCCGCGCCGCCATCGTCAATGATTCCGGCGAGTTCGTCCGCAGACTTTCCGAAAATCTGCATTGCGAGCATGTCTCGCTCCGTCTCATTTGGAATTCTGGAAAGAGCCATGGTAACGTCGTTAAAAACGGCCTCCGCATCGCGGAAATTTCCGTTCCCGTCTTTTACGGATACTCCCAACTGTAACCAAGCGGACTGAACGTCCGTAGACGTGCTATCCATGTTCTTCTTCATTTTTCGCGCTGCGCCGATGATGCTATCGACGCTAACGTCGATTCGGTCAGCCGCGTATTGCCACTCTTGAATAGTCTCTGTGCTGAACCCAGATTGGTTAGATAGGGTGTTCAGATCGTCAGCGGCAAGTCCCGCCTTAACCGCCATACTACCGATTGCGATAGCCGCCGCGCCAGCCGCGACAGAAATGCCCTTTGTAGCAGTAGCGGCAGCTTCGGCCTTGTCGGATACGTTGTCCAGTTCGCCAGCCACTTTCCCAAGTGTTGCGTTGGATTCCGATGCGCGTTTTTCAAGGCTTTCGAGGTTCGATGTGGTCGCAGCCACTTCCCTCTTAATCGCGTCGTACTGCTCTTCGCCGATCTTTCCTGCGGCAAATTCCTTGTTTGCGAGGGCTTCCATTTGCTTGACCTGTTCCAACTTTTCAGAAGTCTGGTTAACCGCCTGCGACAGAAGTTTTTGCTTCTGCGCAAGAAGTTCCGTATTGGTCGGGTCAAGTTTTAGTAGCCGTTCAACGTCCCTTAACTGCTTTTGTGTTCCAGCGATTTGGCCATTTACGCCTTTCAGGGATTGTGTCAGGCCGGTAGTGTCGCCGCTGATCTCGATGGAAATTCCTCTGATTTTTGTTGCCATATTATCCCTCCCCGAAAAACGCTACAATGTCTTCCTGTGTTGCTTTGATGGGGTATTGTTCTTGATCGTTTGCCTTTTCCGTGTACATATCGTAAATCATGCCCATTGTCATGCTGCCAAGTGCATCATCTGATAGGTGCAGTTCTGCGCAGCGCAACATAAAAATGGCTCCGTTAGGTTCCCGTGTGGTGGCCTTTACTTTTTTTTTGGCTTGCTGGTGGTCGTGTTGTTGATGTTCCACATTTCAAGGATTTGCGGCAGGATTTCATAAACGGAAAACACGCCGTCGATGCTGTCCAGCCAAGTATCCGGGCTGTCAAAAACTTTTTCCCCGCCGTGCTTCAGCATCAGCCACGCAACATTTTCAAAGATCGTCAGGTCAGTTACAGATAATTGAGCGTCTTTTTTCTCCGCGTCAATTTCCTCGTCTGTTTTTCCGTCTGTTTCAATGGATTTTTCAGATGCGACATACGCCTTTTGCAGCTTTCGCATATCGCAGATCATGTCCCGTCCAAAATAGCCTCGGTAAAGGCGGGGAAGGAGGGCCGAAGCCCTCATTTTCATTTCCCGCCCGCAGATTTCAATTGTTTTTTCCATTAAGTTTCACTTGCCTCCACAAATACCGTGGTGAACCAGCCGGTCTTAGTAGCCGTCGGCGTGTCAAACGTCGTTCTCGCCATGACGTTGCCATTGGCAAGAGGAACGGCGGAAATGCTGCTTTTCTGGGTCTGCGGGTCTTTGGACTCATTGATGGTAGAACTTCCGATTCCGGGCCGCGCGCCGGTGCAGTTGTACAGCACGTAATTCTGGCTATCCGCGTCGCCGTCAATCTGATACAGCAGAGCAAACGCCTTGGGTTCGACGGTCGAGTTTTCGGTCATAACCTTGGATGTAGTTCCGGCGGTAAAGCCCCAGATATCCTTTAGCATCTGATCGGGATACCGCGCCATTTCCAGATCGCCGGAATAGCCCTGATTGCTAACAGCCTGATAATAGGTCACGCCGTCAGCATAAAATTTCTTGGTCTCTCCCTGCGGGTCAAGGGAAAGCGTCACCGCGCCCGGAACCGCTACGGGGGTTCCGTATGTAATTACCCCGGCGGTGTCGGTCAGTACTGCATAATGCACGTTTTTCAAATTGAATTGAACTTTGTTTTCGCTCACTTTTATACCCCTTTCTTGATCGTTGCCACGACAGCTGCGGCCATTTCGTTTACGCTCTCGTCAAATGTCTTTTTGACAAATGGGTGTCCGTGCTTTTCTGAGTATTCAAGGATGCTGGAAAGCGGGGAATCTTTTCCTTTATACTGGACGGAAACTTTATTCCCAACGAATCGCATAAGCCTGTACTTTTTTCCAGTGCTTACCCAGCCGTTACGGAGTTTTTTGTCCTTGTATCCTTTGGGCGCTTTCTCTGGATTCATGACAGGCGTTGCGGCTTTCAGGTTTCCGATTAGTACCTTTTCCGCCGCTTCAATGCCGTCATCTGTAGCAACGTATATCTTGTCACCGTAATCTCTGAGCATCGACTCAACCACACTTTGCAGGTCTGACGGCTTGATTTTTACGTCCATCAAGTCACCTCTGTATAGATGCAATCAAAGGCGTAATGCTGCCCGTCTACATCGCCGACCGGTATTACAGTCGGATAGCTGCACCCGGCGGCAACTAATGCGGCCTTTATCTGGGCTTTCTTCGCTATCGGGCTTATGCCGGCCGGAAGATACCAATGCAACGTGATATCATATTGGATAGTCAGTGGTGCACCGTCAGCGGAAAAAGCAGGCGATTCTCCGTACTCAAAAACGCAGTATTCAGTAGCCGTCCCGGTATACTGGTCAGGGACACATTCAGGCACAATCGGCGTAATCGCGGCGCGAATGATGGTGTTGAGGCTCACCGTACCACCTCCGAACAGTTCAATTGAATCCCACCGTCTGTGAGCGGATACGCTCTTTCCACCTTGTAGCGCGTCCCGTTGTGCTCAATCAGGCTTTGACCTCCGTAGTCGCACGCCCACATTTCAAACACGGCTGTCAGCTTTATTCCGGCTTTCATGGCTTCGTAAAACTCGGAGCGCGTCACACCGTTTCCGCTGTCACACTTCACCGTGGTAAGCGTTTCAGTGGTGGTGTCATATCCATCCGCGTCAGTAGTTTTAATCACGTTCACAAGGCTAATGGTATCAGTCAGCGTCATGCCTCTACCACCACCTCCGTGTACTCACTCGCAAGCATCAGATTCCGCTTCTGCGCCTTGTACATTTCCGCGTATTTCTGCCGCTTGTCTACGTCCGTTCCTCTATTCGCCTGACAGTAGGCAGTTACGGCGGTAACAATCAGCGGGTCTGTTGCTTCATACACCACAATGCCGGACAGCTTCAAGTCCGCCTCTGCCGACGCAATCAGGGCAGTTAATTCCACGTCGTACACGCTCGCGCTGATGCCCAGCGCGGTTTTTACATTTGCCAATGCAACGGCCATCGGCGCACCTCCCGTTAAAGTAGGGGACGGCATATTTCAGCCGCCCCCATAATGATTAAGTTGCAGCAGCCATAGCACCGGACGCAATCAGCGCAGCAATGAGCGCGTCAAACTCCTCCTTTGTGGGAGCCGAACCCGCCGCCACCGCGACATTCGCGGCCTGCTTGACAAGTCCTTTTTTTGCCGCCGTTGCATCGAGGCCGGTTACAGAGCCGCCAGCGGCGATTTCCAGCGTGCCGCCGATAACGGTTTTCTCGCCGCCCTGTTCCGTGTAATTCTTTACGTTATAAGCCATCGTCCAACCCTCCTATTAGGACGCGGACATAACCAGAGTGGCCAGCTTCTGGTTGTCAGCAATCTTGCTGTCAAACTCCATCCATGCAACAACGCCGATCGCGTGCTGTGTGGCGTACTTCTCGGTCAAAACCTGAATGTTCTGCTCCTCGCGGATATTGACAGCCAGCCCGGAAGCGTCGCCGTACAGGACAGCCTTTGCAGCGGACGCAATGGTGGGCATATTGTCAGACAGATACACGGGCTTTCCCAGCAGCGTAAACGGCGTTGCGCCCGTAAGGTTATCCTGCAACAGATACTTTCCATCGCCATACTTCAACTTACGGATAGCGGTAAAGGTGGCGGGATTCATGTACCACGCGGCAGCTCCCTGATAAGCGGTGGGAATCTTAGCTTGAAGATCGATCAGGTTGTCAGCAGTGATTGCAGAGGTGGAACCGGCATTCATTGTGGTGGTGGTAGCAAGAGCGCCCTCGTTATAGCTGGACGCGCCGTTCAGCAGCTTGTCCTCGAGGAAAACAGCAATCTTCTTGGCCATCTCGTTCACGATAAAGTTGGTAACGTCGATGTCGGCGTTGTTCACGACGGACTTGCCAATCAGTGTCAGAGCACCGACCAGATAGCCAGACAGGTCAACAGAGGTAAACGCACCAGCATCGGCGGTCAGCTCGGAAAACTCCGTCGCAAAGCCGACAGTGATGTTGTGGGCGGTCTCGCCCTCAACGGTCTTGTCGCCGTACACAGGAATTTTCAAGGTGCCCTTGCTGTGGTAGATCGTGGCCTTGGCGTAGATGGGGCAGAGTTCCTTGACCTTTTCGATAATCTGGCTTGCGATGGTCTGGGGAATGATAGCGCCGTTGTTGCCCATAGTGATGTTCTGCGGGGTGGAGGTCTTTTCGACCATGGCGCGGACGTAACCGGCAAACGCCTTAACGTCCTTCTCGGCGGCGGTCAGTTCCTTTTCGGCGGGGGCAGGCTCCTCAACATGGCTCTGTTCGGCCTTAAAGCACTTTTCTTCAAGCTCGTACTGTGCTTTCAGTGCATCAATGGCATCGCCGCACTCCTTGGCCTTCGCGGTATCATTGGTGTCAAGGAAACCGCGCATTTCCTTCGTCTTGGCTTCGATAGCCGCCAGGATTTCACGCATTTTCTTATTCATAATTCAGTCTTTCCTTTCAAATTCATGATTTTTGGTAAAAAGAAAAGCGCCTACGCTGTTAATTTTCAGCGTCAGCACTTCTTTTTCGGTTTCGTTGGCGGTATCTTCCGCCTCGTTTTGGGCTTCCTGCGCCGGTGCTTCTGGTTCTTCGCCGCCGTAATTCTTGCACGTTCCCGCTCTCGGCTGCGCAGGGACGGCAACCAGAGACAGCTCATACGCCTCTTTTGCGCCGTCAAGCGTAAAATAGCACGTTTTTTTGCCCTGATCCGTTTCATACTCTCTGCCGGGGTAATGAGCGCACCACGTTTTTGCGTTGTCAACGCCGCAGATAGAGCAGACGGCCTTTTTTGCTCTTGTGCCGGTAGAGACTTCTTTCTTGATTCCGGCCTTTATCTCCGTAATCAGGTCGGCGTTCGATGCCGTCTTAACCATATAGCATTTCAGCAACAGCTTCGTCAACGGTTCACCCACTCCGGTTGTCTTGCCGTCCACGGTTTCAAGTTCTGCATCATAGACCCGCGCCACTTGATTTTCTGCGCTTCTGCGGTGGTCTTTAATAACGGGCTTCCCGGGGTATAGCTTTGCAAGGTCTTTCAGCGCGTTGGCATTAAACGGCTCAAAGTTGCGGTCATCCAGTTCATTGTCACCCGCGTAAACCTTGAACGTGAAAACGTCCTCCGCTTTCAGAGGTTCTAGCGCGTACTTGTTGATTTTCTTCATTTCCGCTTCATCGGCGGTCTGAACCTCGACACTTGCGCTCTTAAAAATCAAGCCTTTTTCGATTTCATCAGCCACGTTTTATTCCTCCTCTCCACCAGAATTAGCCGAAGCGGTTTGCGTATTGTAAGCGGCCCCGACCTGCGTAAGCGGCACCATTGTACCGTTCACAATCAACTGATCGCCGCCCGGTTTCGATTCCTTGTCAAGATAGCTTCGCGCCTCATTCGGCGTGTAAATGCCGCCATTGACCGCGTTTTTCAATGCTTCAATCTGCGTTTTCTGGTCAGCCCGGAGAATCACAGCCACGTTGAACTTAAAATAATAGCCGCTCTCCACTTCCTCAGCGGATAGCAGCTTATAGGTCAGTTCTTCTTCGTACTGTTTCAAAATATAAAGCAGCGTATCGACGTAAAACGCCAACTGCTGTTGCTCTGCTGCGGAATAGCTTGCCTTTTCGTAATCGTTGATTTGGTTCGGCTTGATGCCAAACGCTGCGGCGATTTGCAGGGCGCTATATCGTTTCAGCCCCAGGAATTCATTGTCGGCAAACTTTGTGCTAAACGGCGTAAGCTGTGTACCGTAGGCAACCGGGATAATGTCCTTTGCGTTTACGTTGCTGCCGTCCAGAAACGCCTGAATCCGCTCGGCGTACTTCTTTTCGTTCTTCTCGCTTGCTTCGCCCGTGTACTGCAAAACGGCTTTCCCGGTGAATCCGCTATTGTACGCCTTGTTTAACATCTGCTGAGCGGTTTGGTTTCCGGTCAGCGTTTCGTCAAGAATCTCACGGACTGATTTTCCTGTGATGCCGTCAAAACTGGTGGACGTGCGGAAATGCAAGATGCTGTCAGATGGGATCTTATACTGCTTTCCGTTGTGCGTGTACACATACCAGATGGCGTTTTCGTTGCCCCACGCTCCGGCGTTGTCTACCCAAACAGATACGTCGCCGGACGGGAGAATCCAAAGCCGTTCTCTGCTCCCGGCCCCGACAATCCATACATAGGCGTTTCCGTAGTGGTTGCGGTTGTACTCCACCGTTGACCAAAAATGCGCCGCCGTCATGTACGGGTTTGGCCTCACCCCGGCGATACTATACAGCGGGTGCTTGTACGCCTTAATAACGCCGCCCTTTTCTGTCTGCTGCATCAGCTTCAACGGCAGCTTGCCAAGCGTTTCGCCAAGAATTTTAAGGCAGGCAAAGTATGTTACTTCTGACAGCTTCGACTTGTCCACCGTTCCGATGTTCAGAAAGTCAAGAATTGTCTGCGTCTGCACCGGCTCCGCTGTTTTTCTACTCCAAAAAGCCAATGTATCACCTCCCATTAGCAGCTTGTGCCGCTTGTATTCGCTCTTGTGCTATGTTGAAATATCCCTCGTCAAGCTCAATACCTATAAAATTGCGCCCCGTGTTTATACACGCGACGCCTGTTGAGCCCGAACCCATGCAGTTATCAAGAACAATCTCGCCCTCGTTTGTATATGTCTTTATTAGATATTCTAATAAGGCAACGGGTTTTTGTGTTGGGTGTAATTTTTCTTTATCTCGATTAAAATTCAATAAATTTACAGGATAATTTGTGTATTTAGCAATATATGTTTTACCATCTTGATTAGGTCTTTCGCCCATATATTCTGGTTTTTTCGCAACCTTCTTTATTTTATTTATTTCTTTTAAATTTTGTGGATAATATTTCATATTTCTTTTACTACCGCTTGCAATAGTTCCTTTTGAAAATATCATAATATCTTCATATTTCCGCATTGGTTGAGCTTTTACTGTTTGGAATCCAGTAGCATTCTCTTTTATCCACTTCCAATCATATTTATATAATTTTAAATTGCTCATCCTTAATTTGCTTGAAAATGGCTCATTCCCAAATAAAACAATCGCGCCATTATCCTTTATAACTCTTTCATACTGTTCCCATAAAGGCTCAAATGGAATAATCGCATCCCATTTACAAGCCGTCGTCCCATAAGGTAAATCGCACAGAATCATATCCACGCTACCATCCGGAATATCTTTCATCAGCTCCAAGCAGTCGCCTTTATGTAAATCTATCTGCAACCCATCACCTCATTTCATCCACTCAAGAAAGCGGTTGATACTGCTGTCTACGTCAACGGTCGTTTCAATCTGCTTCATGCCGATAACGTGCGCGTCTATGGCAGCGTCTACCGGATCAATACGCCTGCACGACCGCGCGTTTCCGTTCTCTTTGTCAACTTTTATCTCTCCAAAGCTGTTCGAAACCACCTTTGCGTTGACAAACGACCAGATTAGTAGTCCGTTTTCCTTGTCGTATTCAACATCTCCCTGCTTTACGAGTAACTGCATATCAGCCGTGGCATCGTTCAGAAACCGCGCTGACTGCGTAATTGGCGTAACAGGGCAGTTGAAAACGTCCAAATCAGAGATAAAAGCGTCTGCATTATGCGGGTCAAACCCAATCGCTTCGATATGCAGGTCGTACCGCTCGACGTTATCTTTCAAGACTTTCAGAATAAATTGGTAATCATTCTTATAGTCTCCTGCGCCGCCGGTCACCGTCAGCAAATCTTCTTTTGCCCAGATGTCATACGGCGCTTCGTCCGTTTGAATGTGTTCTTGCAGCCGCGCCCGTGGCATAAAGCTATGTGACCAGATGTAATACTTCCTGCGGCCCTTTACCTCAAACGGAAACTCTAAAGACAATGTTGTGAGGTCGCCGCCGCTTGACAGGTCAAGGCCGACGTAGCATTTCATCCCGGCAAAGTCTTTTAGCTTGCGGCTGGTTCCGCATTGCAGAAACTTTCCAACATCAATAAACTGATCGTCTGCGTCCTGCACCCAGATATTCAGCCGTTTTGTCATGAAGTCTCGCAGCTCGTGACCGCCAGCCAGCTTTGCTGTTGCCGCCGTGTCCTTCATGAGTTCCCGTCCTTCATCGGTTTCGCAGGTTAGAGGGTTTGCCTTTGCCCAATTAAGCGGCTCCCATATGTCATCGTCCTTGTCCATCGTGTAGATGGCGCAAAACTCTGTTTCTTTATGGAAACTGCCGCGCAAAATCTGCTCGGCAATGCGGCGCATTTCATAACAGGGAGCGTTCAGATTGAATCCGGCGGTTGTGATGATGGAGATTAATGTCTCCTTCATGTTGCCCGTGCCGCCCTCTAGCAGCTTGTACATCTGGTTTGTTTCGTGGGCGTGGTATTCATCGACAGAGCCAAATAAAGGCCGGAAACCATCAATTTTCTTCGTGTCTCTTGATAGTGCTTTGATAGTCGAGTGTGTCAGTTTGCAATCAATCTCGCTCTTATAGTCCTTGACATCAAACAGTTCCCCAAGGTCTTTGTCCGAATCAACAAATTTTACAATCTCGTTAAATACGATTTTTGCCTGATCCTGCTTTGTGGCAACCAAATATAATTGCCCGTAGTTGTACCCGCAGAAATTGCCGATGTAGGAAGCGTTAATTCCGTTGTTAAAACTCTTTCCGTTCTGCCGTGCCATTTCGATATAGGACAGCCTAAACCGCCGGTACCCGTCCTTGTTCTTCCAGCCATAAAGGTTTCCAAACACAAAGCACTGAAACGGCTTCAATACCACCGGTTCCGGTTTCTCCCCCTCTGCTATGGTCAGCTTTTCGGCAAAAGAAATGACGGCATTTGCCGCCACCTCGTCGTAATGATATGGAAATTCTGGTGTGCCCTGCCGGGCTAAATCGTCCAAATGCCGCTTGCAAGCCAGATATTCAAGTTCTCCAACGCGTCGGTCAGTATATGTTCCATCAACAACGGCCTGTGCAAACGCTGTACACCTATCCATTGCCGATCACCGTAAATTTATTTTGTGCGGGCTTTTCCTCTTTCTTTTTAGGGATAGAGGATAGCTGCGCCTTGAGCGTCATGAGCGTCTCGCGCTCTATATCCAGTAGCATCCGGCGTTTTGCCATCAGCTGCTTATCAACGTTTAAAATGGACTGCTGCATCTTTGCTTCAAGAGAAAACTTTGTTTCATCTTCCATCTCGTCATTGTCAATCAGGCTTTCAAGGTTTCCTTGGAACATCTCACGCTTTTTCCCAAAGTCATAGCACTCGGCCTGTATTGTGCAATACCGATTGATTATAGGTTCCGTCAAAGCATCGTCTTTTTCAATCCGGCTGTACAATTCCGTAATGCGCTTGAAGAATTTGTGCGCCGTTGCGTTATTCTTGACTTCTGGATATTCACGCCAGCACTCACCAGACAGCAGACTTTCCTCGGCTTCTGCTCTGTATTCCTTTGTTTCTTTGTCCATGTGCTTTTTCATAAGCTGCACAGGCTTCCTGGGTGTCGGCACAAGTATCCTCCTCCTTTCAAACCTTGATTGGGGCGTTTTTGCTGTAAAAGAGACCATGCGCGGTCGTTTGTCCACGCCTTGCGAACATTTTTCCTATCCCCCGTGGCCCGCTTCTAGTTTCTTGTGCGCCTCCATGTGGTGCTTATGACATAAACAAACTAGATTTGCTCTGTCTAATCTCTTAGACCAGTCAACAGCAAGCGGGATGATGTGGTGTACTTCGTCGGCAGGCATCAGCTTGCCTTGCTTGTAGCACACCTCGCATTGATAGCTTGCTTGTATCATCGTGATATCGCGCAACGTCGCCCATTGCTTTGAGTGATAGAACTGCTTTGCCTTTTGATTTCGTGCGTGGGTGTCATACATCTTGTGCCGCTCTGCCGCCTTTGCCTGACACGTTGGACACATCGCATAGCCAAACTCCATAAGGCGGCCGCACTTAGAGCATAGCTTAGTTAACATCTTTCTTGTCTGCGTCGCGCTCCATCTTTTCCTTAACGGCCTGCCTGAGATATTCAAGCTCAATAGGTTTTCCGTCGAGAACTGTTGCCACATCGACGTTCACTGTAATGCTTTTGCTTTTCATATAGATCACCTCTTAAAATCACACCGGCAGAATAGCACCATGCCAGGAGATAAAGGCATGAGTTTTTGTTTGCTACCCTTTTACCGGTGCTTTCTAACGCCGTAGCGTTGATATCAAACGTACTTAATCCCGGCCAACACTCCCGGCTCCCACTCAAACAGCTGGAATCGTTTGTTGGCTCCAATGAATCCGTTCTTGCTGTTCCAGCTATCGGTAGGCACGCCAGAAGCCAAACGCCGTACCATTGTGCCGTTGTCAATGCTCTCTCTGTGCAGGTGCCCGGTGTGAATCTCTCTCACGGTCGCATCTGCAAACTCAACAGGGAAGTCAAGAACAAAGTCTTGAAATAAATCTGCCGCTTTGTTGGTGTATTCGCAATGCCCAACGCCGATGAAGCATCCTTGCCATGAAATACACTTACGTGGCTTTAAACTATCATCAACCGAAGTCTGTGGGAACATTTCCTTAATCATCTGGATAAATGCCCACGCTTGGCACTCGTTATGATTGCCGACGCTGTACATGATGTTTACTTTTTCAGAGTGTTCTATGGCAGTTTCGATGATTCCAGCCCAAAATGTTTTAGCGTCCGCCCACGCTTTGGGAACGTCTATCTGCTCAATTGGCGTTCCCTTGGCCGTGTGGCCTCTCATATCGTTGTTGTGGATTAAATCTTGCCCGATAATGATATTGATTTCAGCCCATACTTTGCTCTGAATTTCATGGATGATCTTGCCGTATGTCTGTATGTAGTCAGAGAGTTTTGCGATTCCAAAGTGCATATCAAACAGCGGGATTTCCAGCATTGCCTTTTCCGGCTCGTCTGTGCAAGGCACAACCTCAATCGGCTGTGTGGCCTCTTTGATTGCCGAAATTACTTCTTGCCAATCGACATCGCCGTTTGATTGCTTAATCCACGCTTGCCTAATGTTTCCAGAGCCATCAACCTGAACCGTCGCATTGTGCGCGGTGAATCCGGCGTATGTGCCAGCGTTGAGCGTATCATCGTCCGCCATGGTGTGCTTTTTCCATTGCCTTAATTTGCGGCGAAAAGATTCAAAACCCATTCCATCATGTTCAGGTAAAAAAGCGGTGTCGTAAATATGCCGTGCTGTGTCTGTCTTGCTTAGTTCCACACAGCGCCGTTTCAATTCGTATGGGATTTGCAATTTCTCACCGCTTTCTCTTTTTACCACCGCACTGGCTCCCAACCCCTGCCTGCTTACGCTACGCGGTGGACAATACCCGCCCAAAAGCAAACCAAAAAATTACATAAAGAAACCGACCATCCGCAGACAGTCGGTTTGTTTTGGTGCAAAGCCGTGGTGTCTCCCCACATAGCCTATTGGCTGCTCTGCATATAAATCGGTTTGCCATCAATCGACGATTCACAATCAGATTGCTTTCTCGCCTACCGCTTCTAAATGGCCGTTGTGCGCCGCAGTTAACCGAAAACCGCCGCATTGGAACGTTACCTTATGCTTATAGCCTGCTGACGGGACGCACCTATTTTGCTGTGCTTATTGCCCTTGTACACTGCCAGCTTTGGCCGTTCGTTTAAAGCAGGGCCGCGAAATGCGCCGTCCTGCCGCCGCCTCCCGGAATCGAACCGGGTATGCCTACCGCCCCGGATTGTGGCGCGGTGGGGCTTCCTTTGGCGGCATATATGAATCAATCCAAGGGCTGTGTCCCCTCAAACGCGAAAGAATCCGCCCCAATAAAGAAGCCAGATTTGGCACGCCACGCCAATGCTTTCTACCCAGAAACTATGATTCCCTTCTTTCGGTTTCCCGTGTAGGTTCGCCGTAAGAAGTAGGTCCATCGCCCCGATACACAGCATGATAATCTGCGGTACTCCCATTCTCTTTCGCCTCCTGTAAAAGCGGGAGCCGCCGTATTTCAGACGGCTCCGTATACTTTCTATGGAAACATATTATCACGATTTATAGGCCGATTTTTCCGCCTTTTTTCCGCCTTTACATATTCACGTACCCAATTTCAAGCGCGATTGCCCCCAGAATTGAATTGATACGCTGATATGCGGCTGATTTGGACAAACCGATCTTCATTCCCGCGCCCTCAACCGTGTATGATTGCCGCCAATAGACCAGATCGACCAGTTTGGAATCCGTCTCGTTGCACCGGCTCAAAACCCGCTCAATTGCCTTGCAGCTACGCTCGGTCTGCATTATGTACGGATTGGTGGATATTCTGACGGCGACGTTTTCCGTTGTCCTGCTCGTCCCTCCACCTGAAACGCCGCCGGTAAGAGAGTACCCAGCCGTGGGAGATGGGACCATATCGTTTTTCAACTGCTCAATCTGTCTTTTATCGTCGTTATAATGCTGTAATTGCCACTCTACAATGCCCTTGATTTTTGGAGTCAGCGAAAACTTGTATTTGCTCACTCAATTCTCCTTTCTCTCAATCAGCGTCATAATCGCGTAGTTTGCCAAATCCATCAGAGTATCGTCAATGGATTCATCCACTTGCGCATCGGATTTGAGCAGAGATTTCAGCCGGTTTAGCTTGTCCTCTAATCGGATGCACGGCATTGTCATACCGTACTCTGCAAAGCCTTTGCCGAAAGAATCGCCGTAGTCGTGGTTTTTGCGCTCATACAGCGCGGTCAGATCGGAGCAGATGGCGGCGTGAGTGGTTGCCTTATTTACTGTAATCTCCGAATCATACTGCTCTAGCTCAAATGTCATTTTTTTCCCTTTCCATCGTCCACGCTGACGATTCTGACTTTTCCAAGTGGTTCCAGTATCATTGCCACAGCCTCTTTTGTGGCCATCGGATCGCCGTAATCGTCAATGTCGATTGTTATACGGATCATTTCATTGCCTCCAGTTCCTTTTCGGCATCCAGAAGGTCACGGAGGCGATCAGACCCAGCTTCTTTGCAAAGTCCCGCAAGTTCAGCGGCTTCTTTCCATCGGCTCACAAAATCCTTGATTTCCTCCGGTTCCATGCCGGTGTCCTCATACGCGGCAAGGCGCGACATGACATTCTCGCCCCTATTTTCGTCATTAACCTCAACTCGTCTGATAACTCCATTCGGGAGCCGTTCGGTTAATCTCTCCATGCTCATGCTCCTTTCAGCTTCCCAATCAAAGCGTCAGTTTCTTTCGATGCTTCGACTTCAAACTGATGCGGCGGAATGTCTTTGTTGACGTATGCAAATCGCATATTTTGCAATGCCACCTTGTATGTATCACGTTCCGCTTCCGCTTTTTCGGCGCGGGCTTTCCAACGCTCCATTTGTGCCTCCGAGAAGTTCAATGCGGAATTATCCCATGCCGCCGCAGCAATTCTGTTTGCATGTTTTAGCCGCTCAATCTCCGCCAGCAGATATTCAACGTCTGCGGTAGGAATCATATACCCGCTGGCATTGTCAGCTTTTGCCTCCTCGAACCGTGCGCGGATTTCATCGAGTCTGTCCATTTTTCCTCCAATCATAGTACAATGCGATCTATTGCAATCATATCTGTCATGGCAATCGCTGCATTTAGTCATTCTGCCCGCCCTCCCCGGCCTGCGCGGCCCCACGAGCAACGCGAATTTGCTCGTATCCACGGCTAAGCCCATTGCGCTGATTGAGTTTCCCGACGTGGAAACACCATGCAGGGCAGCTCTGCGTATGCTCTGAGTATTCAAGCCACCAGCCAACTTGCGGCTCTCCGTCTTCATTTACCCCCGCACGGTGCCTCACCCAACAATCACCAACGCACAGAATCCATTCTTCATCTTTTGGATGGCACGGTTCTATGTTGTCTATCGCAATGGCAATTGCCTGATCCTTTGTGTATTTTTCTTTCGATACTGCAAAATCATCGTATCCACCGCCGAAACATCCTTGATCGAATTTACTCATTTTGTTATGACCTCCCCGGCCTGCGCGGCCTTACATTTCGCAGATTTCGCCTTGATGGTATCCCGGCGTGCGGAACGATACATCATCAACAGCATTTCACTGGCTGGTTTGCTGCGATCTTTGCGCTTGGCGTTCTTGATTATCTGCAATACCTCTCCGTAAAACTCAATATTCCGCTGTACGAGAACGCCTACATTGTACGGAATCAAATTTTTGACGCTCTCATATACCGGCTCCGGCATCACATAGTAATTCAGATCGCCAATAAAATTGTGGCCATTCTTGGAGTGGAAGTCCTCAGCCGATGATTTCACTTCATAGCAGTAAAAATCCCCTTTTTCAATGCCTGACACGGTATTGTTTACGGGCTTGAACTGCATGTAATCCACTCGCACTGGATGCTCACTCGCATAATCGAACGTTACCTCTCTCGCCCAATAGATACGCGGGTCCCTATGCGGGTCGATGTGCTTTTCAAGCAATTGCGAAAGGCTGCTTGTGATATCCTTCCGGTTCATTCCGTCCTCTCCTCCCCGACCCCTTGTCCGCGCCAGTCTGCTTCGCTCTCCCGCATATCTCGGTAGTTGTACAGCGGCTCACTATCGTGGTTTACGCGCTGACCGCACCTCGGGCAGGTTGTTTCAAAGCCCTTGTGAGTCCCCAAATGAGCATGGCAAATAGGGCACCAGAAATCCTCGTCATCATCATCGTAATACCCGCCATGACCACCGCACGTATAGATTGGCGTGAGTTCTGTGCTTTTGCGCAGAGCGCTGTCCTCCACCGCCGCCCGCTCCCTCCGCTGGCTCTGGGCAAGCTGGGCCTCCGCCCTCTGGCACCGCTCCAATGCAAGCTTGCTCTGCGTTTGGTCAAAATCGTTGAGACGGTCGATCAGGGTGGCGGCATCGAAACACATGGATACGATATCGCACGCGCCGTCCACATCCCGATACTTGCATTTTTTATTGGCACAGCCCAGACCGTCAGGCGTATCCAGCGCATCGGTACACCGGAGCGCCGCCGTGATCTGCTCCACCGTCGGCTCCAAAATCTTTCCATGCACACCATTTTTCATGCCGTCCCCTCCAATCTCTCCACAGCCGGCTGGTTAAGCCACAGGCATTCCGTCCGTTTTGCGCCGCGCTCGGCGGTGGTGCGCTTTTTGACCACCTTCCAGCCTGAAAGAGCATCCCTGTACATACCATTGTCGTACCCGGAGAGCAGCACGGGGCCAGAGTGAAGCAGCAGGGCCTGCAGCATTTCCTGATGGTCTGCATCGCTCATTTCATTGCGGTACTGGTCGCCATTCATGGTTCGAGTTGCCTTCAAATACGGCGGGTCCGCATAAATAAGCACGTCAGGCCCGTTATAGGCATGAATCAAATCCAGCGCGGGGCGGTTCTCAATCTGCGCGTCCTTCAGGCGCTCCGCCGCCTGCATCACAACATCCGGCAGTCTGTTCCAAAGCTTGGGATTGTCCGGACCGCCGTCTTTCCGTGCGCCGGTGGTGGCGCGAAAACTCTTCTTTCCCTCAGTCCTGGCACCGAAGGCCATCCAGCAGCAGATCGCAAACTGACGAGCCTGCTCAACATCGTCTGCGGAATCAGGGAGAAACGACGCTTCCATAAATTCGGCGCGTGCCCACGGGGTTAGGCGGATTGCATCAGCCAGCTCCACGGGATGCTCCCGACAGCAGCGGAAAAATCGAACAATTGCGCCGTCAATATCATTGATGGTTTCAATGCGGCTTTTGCATTTGCTAAAAAACACAGCCCCACTGCCGAAGTATGGCTCCAGATAGCTTTCGTGGGCTGGTATGTATCGAGAAATCCACGGTGCCAGCCGCCATTTTGCACCGGGATATTTTAAGATTGGTTTCACCGTTTCAGCCCCTCATTTCAAAATGGCAGTTCCCCGTCCTCTGTGCCGATCTCATCAAATTCGCTGTGGGCATCCACGGGGGCGGGGGCAGTTGTGCCCGAATTGGACACATCTTTTTTCGAGTCACCAAAATATACGCTATCGGCCACAACCTCGGCAGAGCGGCGCTTACCGCCCTGCTTGTCCGTCCAGTCCCGGAGCTGCAACCGGCCCTCCACCACGGCCATACGGCCCTTGGTGAAATACTTACCGACAAACTCGGCGGTGGTGCGCCATGCCACAATGTCAATGAAATCCGTCTCTTTCTCGCCGCTCTGGGACTTGAAGTCACGGTCCACGGCCAAGGTGAAGGAGGTCACGGCGGTGCCGCTGCCGGTGCGGCGCAGCTCCGGGTCCCGCGTCAGGCGGCCCATGAGAACAATTTTATTGAGCATTACAGGTCCCTCCCATTGCGCCGGATATTTCTTCGGCGGGTAGATTCCTTAAGAATTCCGGCGCGGTAATCATGCATCAAAATTTCTTCGTTTCGCGCCGCCCGCACGGCCGCGTCATGCACTGCTTTCCGTGCGCAGTAATCGTGCCACGCCGGGCAGGTGTCCGGATTATGGCAGGAGGGCGACCGGCGCGGGCAGTCCGGCGGGCAGGGCGGCTTAATCCTCGCCATGGCGCACCTCGCTGCCGTGCAGCCCCAAAAGGCCCAGCAGCTCGGCCAGAAGGTCCGACGCGCACACAGGGTCCTCCTCTTTGTGGATTGCATCTGCCAGCCGCTCCATTTCTTGGAGTTTGTAAAGCGCACCGTAGGCGTTGGGCGGGAGCGTGGCAAGGTCCACGCCCTTAATGCCCCAGTTACCCTTGCCGTCGCTCCATGTACATCTACATCTTGCCATGCTCACACCTCCGCCAGCGCCCGCAGCACATCCATCAGGATGGCCCGGAGGCTGTCGCCGGTAGTGTTCACGGTCTTGATGTAGCCGTTGGCAAAGCGGATGATTACGCTCTCCTCGCCGCCCTCGTGATACTCAAACTCCAACCGGGACACGCCATCATAGGCTGCGGCGATGCAGCGGGACAGCTCCCGCTGCACAAACGCTTTCTTTTGCTCAAATTGCTCCATACTCATATCTCTGTCTCCTTTTCATCCGGCTCCCGCACAGGGAGTTTCATAAAATCCGCGAGCATTGCCAGCAGCCGAAGCTTGTCGGGGTCGGTGCATTTAATTGGCATCCCACAGCAGGGGCAGAGGTCCCCAGTTTTAAGCGTCCGCATCGTCCAGCCCCCTATCCCGCATGATTTCATCCAGCGTCGCCTGCCCCAGATGCTTCATGCCGCCCGGCAGGGCGGGCTGGTACATCCAGTAATGGATGTGCTGCAAGGCGTTGTTGGCCGTGCTCCGGGTGGTAGCGTCCATGTAATCCCCGTTCCAGAAAACGGACGGCTGCACACAGCCAAAGGCATCGCACACGAACAAAAACCGTCCCTCGTCCGGGCGCTCATCATGGGCGGACTTCCACGCGCCGGAGAAGGGCTGCGGATCATCCACACGGCCCAACAGATAGTCCACGGAGCAGCCAAGGACGTCTGCCGCGCGGAGAAGTTCATCATTAGTCAGAATGTCCGCGCCAAAGGGCCGATCGCTTGTTGTGAGGCTCTCGCCTTTCTCACGATTCGCCCAATCCTTTTCCCGCCAATCGATATAAGATGCCGGTTGGGGCTTATCGGGAGCATATATCCCCCGAATGAAGTCACCCATTGTAATTTTTGCAAGTTTTCTGGCCGCTCGGAACCGTGTCCAGCTGGCGACAACCTTGGCAATGTGAGCGGCCTCCTTGGCTTGCTGCTCCTCACGCTCGGTCTTTTTCTGCACCTTGGCATCCGCCTTATGCTTTGAAATCTCCTCGGCAAAATGGCTGCACGCAAATTTGCAGGTATAGAGCTGCTGGCAGCCCTTACAGCAAGCAGCCTTCCTTCCGTAGCGAGCGTCGCAGTTTTTGGAGTTATAGTCATGCTTCAGCATCCGCTGCCACATGTTGTCAGCGTTGGTGCAGCACTGCTCCTTTTTGGGGCAGGTGATGGCGTCCAGCGCCGCCAGCTCCTTGCCCCACGACTCAACATCTCGGCCATACAGGTGCAAGTCACCGCTCTGCTGGGCATCGTACAACTTCCGCTGATAGTCCTCCGGCAACTTTGCCATCTCATAGGCGGCGTCCTCGGAAAGCTTGTCCTTTTTGTAGAGGTCTGCCCACAGGGGGATCAATTTTTCCCGAATGACCTTGAGCCGGGCCAGCTTGGACTTGGACAGTTTGCACGCCTCGGACACATGGTCCCGCATCCGGCCCGGGAACTCCACGCCCTCCTCCTTGAGCTGGTACAGCAGAGCCTCCACCCGCTCCGCCTGCCGGGACTGCTCGGAGGAGGTCAGCCGCCGGGTGTCTGCGTTGGCGTAGATCAGGCGTAGTTCCTGCATGGCGGCGGACAGGCCCTCAGCCTGCTCCACGATGCAGGGAGCCTCCCGGAACTCGGCCCGCCCGTCCTCCACCAGCTTCCGCAGCGCCGCCCGGCGGCGGTGTCCGGAGACAATGGTATAGCGGTCCCCCTCCCCCGCCCGCACGCGGATGGGCTGCTGCAGGCCGCACAGCTCGATGTTGGCCGCCAGCTCGTCAATGCCGCTCAGCTCGTAAAAGTTGTTGGGGTCATCGTCGATCCGGTCGATGTCGATGTATTGAAGCTGCTCCCGCCCGGTTGTGTCCAATTTGGGCACATCCGTTTTCAGGGTCTTGGCAAACTCGCCCATATCAAATTTCACCTTAGCCATGCTGCACCTCCATACCCAAAAGCTCGTCTACCCAGCGGCGATAGTCTACGGCAGCGGCGCTGCCGGGGCTATACTCGCGGAGCGGAGAGCGGTCAAACGTACTCTCCGGTACCTTGTCCGTCCGGCGGATCGTCTGCCGGAATACCGGCATCCGCATAGATCGAAGCAGTTTTTCACCCTGCTCTACCACCGGAGATCTATGCCACTGCGTAATCAGTATGCCAGTCACCCGGATGCTACCGTTTGCCGCCCGCATACTGGCAATTTGGGCCGCCATGTCCTGCGTACCGGTGAACGAAAATCCATCTACAAGCATGGGGATGACGACCTCGTTGGACGCGAGAAGCGCCGCAATGCTGCCGACGGTAAATCCCGGAGGGCAATCAAAAATAATGAAATCCGTCTCGGCGTCGCTTGCGGCAGCCGCTACAAAATCAATCATCCGCTCCGGCGCTCCAGCACCATCCTTGATGGCACTAACGTCCAGATCGTACAGTGCTGAGGAGGATGCCAGCAGGTCAAGCCCTTCCTTAATGGGTATCAGGTTATCACTCCAAACCTGTTCGCAGTTTCCGGTCAATTCATCGGCAAGTGTAAGATTCAACTCCGGGTCAAATTCTGGGAGATAAAAGCGGGTCATATTGGCCTGTCCGTCACAGTCCACCAGCACCACGTGCTTCCCGCGTCGCAGCAGCTCCTCAGCCAGATTGATGGCGGTGACGGTCTTTCCCACGCCGCCCTTGTTGTTCATAATTGCAATCGTTCTCATGTTTTCTTTTGTCCTTTCTGCGGTCCAGCTCGCAGGGATTGCATGGACGAGTCTCCGTCCAGCTTCCGCCCGGAACTGTAAACCGCACGGTATAAAACCGCCGCTGCGGATGGATATACACGACCTTGGCGGGCAGCGGGACGCTGTCGCCCGGCATGCCGTAGGTGGTGTCAAACGTGGGGGTGATGGGCAGCGTGTCGCCTATTTGCATGGGCTGGCCTCCTTCTCCGGCGGAAATATCCGGTCAATCTCGGCAGCCCCTGCGACGTCTGTGATCTCCGTGATCTTCATCTGCATGGAGCGTGGGGGTGGAGATGCTTTCCGCGATGGTTCTTCAGCGCCCGGAGCAATGCGGGAGAAGGTCTGTAAATCGCCGTCAAACCGGAAGCGCACCTTGTCCATGCTCTCGCCCTCCTTGTTTTTCGCCAGCTGAAGAATCCGGTTGCTCTGCTTGTCGTCGTAGTCCTCCCGATATAGAAGCATAATCACATCGGCGTCCTGTTCGATCTGTCCGGACGAACGCAGGTCTGATATCACCGGATCGCGGACTTTTCCGCTTTTCTTGTCCCGCTCTCCTCGGCTGAGCTGGGAGAGCGCAATAACCGTCGTCCCCGAAACTCGCCCAAACTGCTGGAGGGACGAGGAAATGTGTGTGACCCGGTCATATTCCTTCTCCCGCCGCAGCCAGGAGGGCACCGCCACCTTTTGCAGATAGTCCACAACGATCACGTCGAAGTGATGGGCCTGACTGTATGCCTGGATGTCCAGCACCGTCATGCCCGCGGCGTCGATCAGCCTCACTTGCGGGGCAGTCAGCTTGTCCTTCAGCTCCAACAGTTCTTGATAGTGATCCTCCGTCAGCTGATTGCGCTTAATGGTCGTATAGCTGAGCATGGCGGCGCTGGCCACATGCCGGTCAAAAAGCTTGTCCTTTGTGGACTCGTAGGAGAAGAAGCCCACCCTGTGCTTTAAGCCAATCCCGGCCACAAACTGCAGCGCCAGGGCGGTCTTGCCGTCGGAGGTTCGCCCTGCGATAATTACCATATCTCCCGGCTCCGCAAAGACCCTTTCATCCAGAACCGGGACGCCCCAGCTCAGATATTCCGGTTTTTTCGCACCGTCATGCCTGTCAAAAAACTGCTCATAGCCCTCGGCGAAGGTCATGGACTGCACCTCCGGTTTGCCAACCCGCAGCTGCATGGACTTATCCAGCAGCTCCTGGGCGTCGTCCAGCGAGCCTGCCTCGCTGAGCTGCGTCCCCAGCTCCTGGAGATAATACAGAGTGGAAGACCGCTTGAGCAGCGACACATACTCGTCCACGTTGGCGGCGGTCGGCGTGGCGTCGATCAGTTTGACCAGCAGGTCGCCAAACTGTGCGCCCGCATTTTCCCGGACGGTGATGCCGTCCACCGGCTTCCCGGACTGGAACAGGGCCTGAATCGTCTGGAAGATAGTACGATACTGCTTGAGGGTAAAATCCGAAGCCCGCACCCGGCTGAGCACCGGCCCCACCGTGTCCGGGTCGATCAGCATGGCCCCCAGCACGCCCTGCTGCGCGTCCAGCATGGTCTGCGTCAGCATGGCGTTGGTCTTAACCTCGCTCACAAAAACCGCCCCCTTCGCTCGTCGTCATTCCGGGGCGGCTCCGGGCGCTCCTGCGTGGGCGCCTCGTCTTCCCAGCGGCGCTGGTTGAGCCATGTTGCGGGCATCGGGATGTACCTGCCGTTATCCCGCTGCCAACCCTCGGATTGTTTTTGCTGTTCCAGAGCCGCCGCCATTGTGCGGCAAAGCTGGATGTCCGGCTTGAGCCGCATCCATGCCTTCCGGGCCGGGGCCTTGGCATCGTGGCGGGGATATGTATGCCAAAAGCGTTCAAACAGTTCCGACTGCATGTCCACCCCCACCGGGGGTATGGGGGCTTTACTTAGAGTTTCTTTACTTACTTGTTTATTTACTTGTGTCGGATTTTCCGTCAACGGATTATCCGGTGACGGTTTTACCGTTGACGGCTTTTCAGTCACCGGTGGATTTTTGAGACTTCCGGGGGGTGCTTGATCCTGCAAAACATAGGTTGTCCGGGAAAAGCGGCCCCGCTCTCCGTGCGGCTGCTCCCGTAAAAGATAGCCCGCATCTTCCAGTTGGCGCAGACACCCCCGGATTCCGTCCCGACCGATGCCGACACGGGCGGCCAGACCGCTGACGCTGTATTCCCAATCCTCCGGGAACGACTGCATGATGGCAAACAGACCCTTTGTTTTCAGGTTCAAACGTCCATCACGAAGCACAGAATTGTACAGGACCGTAAATCCTTGCCGTTTCCCTCGAATAAAGCTTTCAGACACAACGCTCACCCTCCCGGTACATGGCGATGATATCCTGGCAAAGTTTATGAATGCCAACAGCATACCCCATGTCCCAGCCGTCGATAATCTTTGCCTCGTCCTGCGTCAGATCGTCCCGCCACTCCTGCGTCTCCGGGTCGCTGGTCTCTTCGTTCCAGTTGTCGGCCAGCTCCGCCAGCCTGTCTTCCGTAATGCTCGGCATCTCAAATCCGCTCCTTTCGTTTGTCAATGATATCCACCAGCCAGAACAACCGGCTAACCAGCCAGCAAATTCCGATGGTGATCAGCCCAAGCACCCACATGCTCATCCAAGACGCACCTCCTCCCCGGCAAAATTGGGGCTTGCGCTTTCGAGCAAATGTGATATAATAATCCTGCAATCGTTCTTGGGCGCAAGTCCTTGGACACGGAACCGCTTCGGGGTGCTACCCGGGGCGGTTCTTTTTTTATGTGCTTCATGTTGTACCCTCTAGCTCATCCAGCGAGCAAGGGCAACTAACGGGATGATGTATTTTTTCCCGACTTTCTTTGCCGGGAACTCCCCGTTGTTAAGCAAAACTCGCCGATCAAGCCCCAACAGAGCGGAACTCTCTTCAATCGTAATCACCTCGCGGTCGGCAAAACGCTCCCGCAATGTTTGATATTGGTCCCGAAATCCCGCTTTTTCTCGCATGCTCATTCTCCTTTGTCCGAATATTCAACTTCCAACCCGGCCGCCGTAAGCTCATGCATGGCGAGCCGGATTTTTTCATAGTCTGCTGATTCACTCTTATCCACTTTGCCATCCTCGGCAATCATCATCAGCATGGAGTCCTGGTCGTACTTTGTTACAAAGTCGTTCATCAGCCGGTAATACCGGCATGCCGTCTGCCCGAAGGGCAGTCCTGACCGGAACTCTGGCAAAATGTCATTGATGCATGGGGTTGATATCCGCAGGTGCAGCACCCCCAGCAGCGGGTCATTGTACAAGAGCACCATCAGGTCAACCACAGGATTCGGGACCGGACGCACGCCCGTCTCATAGTCGCACAGGCATCGGCAGGATATCTCCAACCGCTCCGCTGCGCCTTCCTGTGTATACCCCGCTCTCCTGCGGGACGGCCCATAAGGCAGCACGCTCTTTTCCAT